GACGGTCAGCTTCGGGATCGCAAACCCGCCGCCCATTGCCCGGTCCAACGGGGCCCAGCCGGTGGACAGGAAGCCTGTGGGCTCCCCGTTGACGATGAAATAGGACTCCCCTACCTGCTTACGAAAACCAGCGACTATTTTCCCGATATCAGCCAAGTTGCTCTCCAATTAGCCCGGCGAAGGGCCGTAGGAATTGGGTATGGTCCCCCAGTAGGGACCGGAATTGATAACGCCCGAACATATCGATCAGGGCCCGCAAGTCATAGGCGGGGCCCCAGGTTTCTGCCGGGGTCCCGTCATACGGGGCTGGTAACCGCATAAGGTCCATGTAGGTCCTGACGTCTTCCTGATGGGCGTACAGATCGGATAGCTTTTTGCCCTTCGGCTTGCGGTCTTCATAGTGGGTCAGGAAATTGGCAAAGGTCCCATGTTCGGCCAGGACCTTTTTGGCTGTTCCCTCCCCTATCCCAAACACGCCTGGAATCCCGTCACTGGGGTCCCCCACCATTGCCCTGAATTCAGGGTATTGGGCCCTGGTCACGCCAGTCGTTTCATGGAAGTTGCCGACCATGGTGGAGGATTTTTTGATTGGGTTGTAAACCCAACAGCGATCAGAAACCAGTTGCAGCATGTCCTTGTCAGTAGACACGATCACCGCCGCCTGGTCAGGCCCTTTCGCCTGGACCCTGGCTTCCAACATGGCCACCACGTCGTCCCCTTCGTAGCCGGGGATTCTGACGTTGCCGATCCCCAAAGCGCCGGTGATCTCCTGGACCAGGGGCAACTGCTTAATCAGGTTGCCGTATTTGATCTGTTGTTCCAGGTTGCGTTCTGCCGCCCTATGGGCTTTGTAGGCTGGGAATTTGGCCACCCGATAACGACTTTTGCCACCGTCCCACGCTGCCACGACGCTGACCGGGTTGACGTCTTCGATAATGGCCCGAAGGGATCGAAGGAAACCGATTATCCCCCCAGTGGGCGTACCGTCGGGGGCCTTCAGGTCCGTGGCGGCGTTGGCGATCGCCACCATGTTGTTCCCGTCCAGAATTAGTGTCTTGTCCATGGGGGCCTTTCATGATACCCGGCGGGGCCTTCCCCGCCGGGCCAGGGATTAGAGGCCCAGGGCCTTTTTCAGGTTGGCGTCCAACTCTTCGGGGCTCATGTTGGCCGGGACCACCGGTTGGGCCGCCGTGGCCGCTACCTGGGCCGTGGTCGCTACCTGGGCCGTGGCCGCCGGGGTGTCCACCGCCGCCGCCGCCTTGCTGGCCGCCCGGCGGGCTTGCAGGCAAGCAACCTCACAGTCGTCTATCGAATTGCACAACAGGCAGGCCTTGGCCCCACCGTCATAACCCTTCCCATAGCATTCGGGAAGGGTCGGGGTCACCGGCTGGGCCACTTCGGTATAGGGCACGTCCACGACGTCGTCGGCGGGCGGGGCGGGCAAGGCCGCCTGGGTCTGGCCCGGCTGGCCCGGCTGGGTTTCTGCCGGGGTTGCCGCCTGGGCCGCGCTGGACTGCTCAGGCAGGGCGATGGGGACCACCGTTTGAAGGGCGGGGACTGCGCCCCGGATCGCCTGCCGCCACTGGGTAACCCCACCTTCGCTTTCGGCCACCAGCTTGGCCTGAAGGCTGGGCTGGTCGTTCAACAGGTCCGGGTCCAGCGGGGTCGGGTGTTGCTCCGGTATCACCTCATAGGTCCACCGGTTGTTCTTGCCCTTGACCTTTTTGATCACCACCCCGTGACCGGCGTTGATATCGGTGAAGTCGTACCCTTCCACGATGAAGGAAATGATCTTGTCGGTGACCATGTACGGGAATTCAAAGACCTGAAGCCCGCTTTCGGGGTCGTCCAGGTCCAGGGCCAGGATATAGGCCTTGTTGGCCGCCCGAAGAGCATTCCCGAAGTCCTTGTTCAGGCTGTAGGCCGCCCGAACGTCATTGGCGCATATCGCACAGGGCTGATCGATATGCGGGGTTTCCTTGTTGCACATGGCCACGATCCAGTTGTCCTTGGAAATCTCGAAAAAATGCTGGGCCAAGGGCTCGTAAAAGGTCCCCGGATCATCGGGGTTTTCCACGATACGGAGCCGGGTTTTGCCCGCGTCCAGGCGCTTGGCACCACCGCGTTGCTTCCGCTGCTCATATTCCCGGCGAAGTCTGTTAATGTCTAATCCCATGATATTGCTCCCTTTAAGAAACTCTGCGGTTAATCGCTGCCCTTGTGTCAGCGCCCATATTGATCAGCATGTCAGTTTTGTTGCCCACGGCTTTCAGCGCCGCATCCATGCGTCCCTTGTTACGTTCGGCCTCTACCAGGGCCGCCTGGGCCGTGATCACCATTTCATTGGTGGCGACCATGGCGTCAATGTCGTTCACGGTTGCCTTTCGTCCCTGAGCCACCATCCTGTTTTTGATCTCCAGGGCCACCCTGGCCTTGGTTTGTTCCAGGGCGTCCTTGGCGGCCAAAACATCACCCCTTGCTTCGCCCAGGTGCCACGCCCAGTAATAGGTCGCGCCCGGCATTTCCATTTGCTCCCCGGTCATGTCATCCCTGTTGATTGTGTAGTCCTGGCGAATGTCGCGGGCCATGTTGAAGTCTCCAGTTAGCAGTTACTGTAATTATACCGGAATCAGAAAACTACCCGCGCACCATGGACCGGATTGTGTTCGTGGCGGCTGAAATAAGTTCCCTGCCCTCTGCCGGGTTACGCATTGCGTAGCCTGGGGCCACGCAAAGGACCACCTGGGCCTGGAAATACTTGCTATAGATCACCTGGCCACAAGAGGCCAGAATGCCGCGCTTATGGCCAAAGAACGCCGCCGCGCCGCGCCCCATGGCCAGGATCAATTTGGGATGAAGCGCTTCCAACTCCCCCGTAATCCACTGGTGACATATGGACGGCGGGTCTTCGGGAAGGGAATTGTTAGCCGGGCGGCACTTGTAAAGGGACGTGAAATAGCAGTCTTCTATGGTCAGCCCGGCTTGCTTCAGGTGCCTGATCAGGAGCGCCTTGTACCCGTCGTTACCGACCAGGATCGCCTTGGCCTGTTCTTCATCCCGGCCAGGGAAGTCGGTCACCACCACCACCTTGGCCGTGGCCCCGGCGTAGGCCGGGACCGGCTTGGGGTTGCCGCTGTGTTGCCCCAGGGCGCAAGCCCCGCACCCGTCCAGGCCCTTGGTCGCCTTTGCCAGGGCGGGGCCGTCCTGGGGCATCTGGCAAAGCCTCACGCGGGGTTTGTAGTAGGGGCCCAAGGCCAGCCGCCGGGCGTCTTCCAAAAGGTCCTCTTGGTACAGGGGGCCGATCTCTTCCGGTAGATCGGTAAGGTTGGTCACCTTCCCTGCCAGGACGTCGTCCAGATTGGTCAAGAGCCGGGCCGTCACCGCGTCAGTGTTCGCCCCGGCCCCGGCCTTCAGAATGGCAGAGATCACCCCCTTGTTACACTTGCGCCGCTCCACCTTGGCCGCGAAACTGAACAGGTCGTGGCTGGGCCCGGCTTCACTGATCGCAGTCAGGGCCGCCGTCCCTACGCCCTTGATCACGCTAAGTCCCACCCGAAGGGCCCCGCCATCAATCGTCATCCCAGCTTCGCTTCGATACAGGTCAGGGGGTAGCAGGGGGACCCCAAGCCGGTCACATTCCTTCAAATACATGGGAAGCTTGTCAGCGTCTTCGGTGTTGGACAGCATGGCCGCCATGAATTCCAGCGGGTAGTGGATTTTCAGATACATGGAAGCGTAACTGATCAGGGCGTATTCGACTGAGTGGGCCCGGTTGAAGGCGTAGCTGGCGAAGGCTTCAATCTCACTGAACAGGTTGCCCGCCAACTCTTCCGATATCCCGCTGGTAGTCTGGGCCCCGGCAATGAAGTCCACCCTAAGCTTGGCCAAGACTTCGGGCTTTTTCTTGCCCATGCCCTTGCGAAGCGTGTCGGCCTGGGCCCCGCTGAATCCACAAAGGGCCATGGCCACCTGCATGACTTGCTCCTGGTAGACCATAACGCCGAAAGTCGGGCTTAGGGCGGGCTCCAGACTGGGGTGAAGATAGCTGACCGGCTGGCCCTGGGCCCGGCTGACGTAAAGGTCCATCAGCCCGCTATCCTTGGGACCGGGCCTGAACAGGGCGCTGGTGTCAGACAGGACCATGAAGTCCTTGATCGGGGCCAATTCCTTCAGTAACCGCTGCATCCCGGCGCTTTCAAACTGAAAAATTGCAGCCGTGTTGCCCTGGCTGAATTCGTCTAGGGTTTCAGGATCGTCCAAGGGGACGGCCCACGGGTCCAGGTCCACCTTGTGCCGCCGCTTAATCGCCTTTACCGTCTGCCCTATCACAGTGCAGGTCCTGAGCCCCAGGACGTCCATTTTGAGCAGGCCAAAGTATTCGGCGTCAGCCATGGACCAGTTCACGGTGGGCGTATCGTCCTTTTGCTCCAGGACGGCCAGGGTTTCCAAGGGGACGCTGGAAATCACGATCCCGGCGGCGTGTTTGCCCTGGCCCCTGATCTGGCCTTCCAACTGCTTGGCCTGAGAGATCACCAGCGGGTATTTCTGGCTCCAGTCAGCTAAGACCGGGTTGGCGGCAATGGACCCGTCCAGGCCCAGTTCATTGATCACCATGTTGCTGGCGGTCTGGGCTTCCTTCGGGCCGATCCCGTGAGCCCTGGCCGTGTCCTTCAGAGCCATTTTGCTTTGCAGGGTCAGGAAGGTGGCAATGTTGGCCACCTTGTCTTCCCCATATTTTTCCCGCAAATGCCCCGCGATCTCCCCACGGCGTAGGAAGTCGAAGTCGATATCAATGTCAGGCGGGCTGATACGTTCGGGGTTTAGGAAGCGCTCAAAAAATAGGCCATACTTCAGCGGGTCCACCCGGTGAATCCCCATAAGGTAAGCCACCAGGGACCCGCCCACCGATCCACGACCTGGGCCGTAGATGATCCCATTCTGATCACACCAGTCAAGTACTTCCCTGACCAGCAGAAAATAGTCGATAAACCCAAGCTGTTTGATGATCCCGACTTCATGGATCAGCCGGGCATGGTAAGCGTCGGGCATTCCTTCCGGGAACAGCCGGGCGATCCCAGCGATCAGGACGGCCCGCAAGGTTGCCTCTGGATCGTCCACCGTGGGCATGACCAGGGCGTGGGGAGTCAGGTCCAGGGCGCACTTGTCGGCGATCTCCCCGGTGGCCAGAAGCGCCTGCCTGATCGCCGTGGCTTCAAGCAATGGGTGATAGGCCCTGAATTCCTGGGCCATCTGGGTCAGGTCCTTGAAATACAGCCCTGGGAATTTGGACATATCTGCTACCAGCCGCTTGAATTTGGTGGCCATCAGCACCTGGCGGGCGTCTTCCTGGTCCTGGGTAATGTAGTGGCAGTCATTGCTGGCCGTCAGGTTGTAACCGTAGCTCCCGGCCAACCTGACAGCTTCCAGGTTGACGGCGCTCTGGCGGGGGTCATTGTGGGGCTGTAGCTCCAGGTAGAAATCATCCCCGAACCGCTTGGCCAGGGCGTGGATGATCTCCCGGTCATACTGCATAGCCATTTGAATCATGCCGCCAAAACAAGCCGTGGTCAGGACCACGTTGTCTAGGCCAAGGACCTGGTCCAGCCCAAGGCGGGGCTTCCTGAAAAACTGGGTATTGGCCAGGGTTAGGGTCTTCAATAGGCTTGACCACCCGGCTTGATTCTTTGCATAGGCGCAAACGTGGAATCTGTCGCTGGCCTTTTCCCCTTTGGTGGTCAGGGGAGAAACCACGACATAGAATTCGCACCCTATGACCGGCTTGATCCCCTGGGCCTGGCAGGCCTTGTAGAAGTCCAGGGCCCCGCTGACCGTACCGTGGTCACTGAGTCCTAGCGCCTGGTGGCCCTGGCTCTTGGCATGGGCCGCCCATTGGTCAGGCTGGCCCATGCCGTCCAGGGCGCTATAAGTCGTATGGTTATGAAGCTGTGCAAAATGCAAGCCAACCTCCAGGTGGTTGATTGTGGCGGTCCTAGACCCGGCGATAAGTGCCGCGCCCGATCCGTTCCAGGTCCCCGGTTCGATACCAGGCGGTGATTATGT